CTGTGATGATCCATGACTTTATAGACAAGGTCATGAAGACCTACAGAGTACCTAAATTAAAAATGACTATTGATAGTGCTGAGGGGGCTTTGCGTAACCAGTATTTCAAAGACTATGGCGAGCGCTGGCACCCAGTTGCTAAGAAGAAAAACCAGACCATGATAGACATGGTTATTAGCTTACTAGCTGAGGGGCGTTTCTACTACCTTGACATCCCTAATAACAGGGTATTTGTAGAGGAGCATAAGATGTACCGCTATGATGACAAGTCACTCAATACAGATGACCCCAAAGTCATCAAGGAAGATGACCACACGGTAGACGAGTTCAAGTATTTTGTCCTAGACAACGCTAGAGAGCTAAGACTTAAAGCCTAAAGGAGCTAACAATGGGAATAGTAAAGACTATCAAGAATTTTTTCACAAGGAGCAAGTATGTGATGACAACACAGAACTTAACAAATATCACTGATCACCCTAAAATAGCAGTGTCATCCACAGAGTATGACCGTATCAGGGAAAATCTCAAGTATTATGCAGGGCATTATCCACAGATTGAATACATTGACAGCAACGGCACGCCTCAAAAGCGAGCTTTCAACCATCTGCCTATTGGACGTACAGCAGCCAAGAAGATTGCAAGCCTAGTGTTTAATGAACAGGCTGAAATCAAGCTAGACGACAAGGACGCTAACAAATTTATTCAGAAACAGCTACAAGATGACAGATTTGTCAAGAATTTTGAGCGCTACCTAGAGAGTGGGTTGGCGCTTGGTGGATTGGCTATGAGGCCATACATTGATAGAGACAAAGTAAGAGTCTCTTTCATTCAGGCGCCTGTCTTCTTGCCTCTGCAAAGCAACACACAGGACGTCTCTAGTGCTGCTATCATCACTAAGACAACCAAGTCAGAGGGTAATAAGCAGAAGTTTTACACGCTGATTGAGCTGCACGAATGGGGCAAAGATGACAAGTACACGGTTACTAACGAGCTCTACAAGTCTGATAATCAGAACGTGGTAGGCTCTAGGGTTCCTCTGTCAGACCTTTATGAGGATCTTGAGGAAGTGGTAGACCTGAACGGATTGAGTCGTCCACTCTTTACTTACTTGAAGACCCCAGGCATGAACAATAAGGATATTAACTCAGCTCTTGGGCTGTCTATCTTTGACAATGCTAAGACTACAATGGACTTTCTTAATACGACCTATGATGAGTTTATGTGGGAGATTAAGATGGGTCAGCGTAGAGTGGCCGTGCCTAGTCAGATGATCAAAGTTGAGTACAATCAGGAGGGCGAGAATGTCACAGTCAAGCGTGAGTTTGAGGCTGGACGTAACGTCTATGAACAGATTGACTCAGGGGATATGGATAAAGGTGTAGGCATTACAGACCTTACAACGCCTATCAGGTCAGATGACTATATCAAGGCTATCAATAAGATCCTGGCGATTTTTGAAATGCAGATAGGAGTATCCTCTGGAACCTTTACATTTGACGGCAAGAGCTTGAAAACAGCTACTGAGGTTGTATCAGAGAACTCTGACACTTATCAGATGAGAAACAGTATTGTCAGCTTAGTAGAGCAGTCTTTGAAAGAGCTCATTATATCAATGTTAGAGTTAGGCAAGGCCTACGATCTCTATAAGGGAAACATCCCTGACATGGAGAAAATCAGCATTAACCTTGATGATGGAGTCTTTACAGACCGAAATGCTGAGCTGGACTACTGGGTTAAGGTTGTAAATGCTGGATTTGCTACGGATGTCATGGCTATTGAGAAAGTTTTGAATGTGACTCCTGAAAAAGCTAAAAAAATCAAAGCTGAAATCAGTGGCAATGCTATTGATGAGGCTAGTGGAGAGCGCAGTCTTGAGGAAGTAGGAGTATATGGAGAATGAAGTTACTAAAATATTTTTCAAAGAATTTCATGCAACAAGTAAGGTCATTTGTAGGAATTGAAAGCCCCTCGCTAAAGCAGAGAAAGCTAGCAAAGAGAATGGTAGAAGAAATGGGAGAGGTTTTCTATGGGGGAAAAGAAGAAACCAATCAAGCTAAATGATGAGCAGTTAATGCTTGACGCTAGTCAGGTTGCAGACATCTATCATCAGCTAACTCTTGACCTTTTTGACCAGGTTATAGATCGTATCAAAGAGCGTGGCTCTGCTAGTCTTGATGACAACCCCTATATTTGGCAACTTGAGAAAATGAATGAGATGGGCCTACTCAATGAGGACAATGTCAAGCTCATTTCTGACCGTTCAGGCATTGCTGAGGAGCAACTTAGGCATGTTATCCAAAATGAGGGCTACAAGGTCTATAAAGACACAAAAGAGCAACTACTGGAGTCCATGGGTAGAGAGTTTAGTCATAACTCACTCATTCAGACCAATCTAGCTGCTTATGTCAATCAAGCTATGGGAGATATAGACAACCTCATCAATACCACTCTACCAATGAGTGTCAGAAAGGTTTATCAGTCCATAGTCCAGGAGAGCGTGGCTAAGGTTGTCACAGGACTCACTACCTCAGACAAGGCTATCTCTGATACAGTCATGAAGTGGGCTCAAAAAGGCTTTTACGGCTTTACTGATAGTCAAGGGAAGAACTGGAAAGCCGACACATACGCTAGGCAAGTCATCAAGTCTACAGCTTGGAGAGTCTATCGTGAGGTCAGAATGGCTCCAGCTGAGGAATTGGGTATAGACACCTTTTACTATCACAAAAAGGCCACAGCAAGAGAGATGTGCGCTCCTTTGCAACATCAGATAGTAACTACTGGAGTTGCTAGGACGGAAAAAGGGGAGCGTATTTTGGCGCTATCAGACTACGGATACGGATACGCTGGAGGCTGTCAGGGTATTAACTGTACTCATGAGATGACACCATACATCCCAGGGGCTAACTACAAGCCTGATTTGCCTGACGAGTTAAGAGACTTGACACCAGAGCAAGCAATAGAAAACGCAAACGCTCAGGCTAAACAGAGGGCCCTAGAGAGGTCTATCAGAAAGTCTAAGGAATTTCTACACGTTGCAGAAAAACTAGGAGACAGCGAGCTGATAGACAAGTATAAAAGCAAGGTTAGGATCCAACAGGGCGCCATGAGAGACTATCTCAAACAGCACCCTTTCCTACATCGTGATTATGCTAGAGAGAAATACTATGATGATCCATTTTCTCAAGCTCAAAAAGAAGTAAAACTCAGGAAAAAGATGTCAGAATATCACTACATCAAAGAGGATGAAATACCTGCATTTAAGAAAGCGGGCGGAAAAATCACTAAAGCAGAGCGTAATATTGTCTATGCTCCAGATTTTGATAGTATGGGCTATATAGCTACAAATAGAAGTTTTGATATCAACAAAGCTCTCAGAAGTAATGGCGCTATCCCACTTAGCAAAGAAGAAAGCAAAGTAGTTTCAACTCTTGATGGTGTTATTGAAAGAAATAGAGCGTTAAAAAATATAAAAGTTAGCCGCTTTGATGATGGTGGTTACTTTAAATCAATCATTACTAGCAATGCCGAACTATTAAAAAAATATGACAGTGTAACTGATATGCTAAACTCTGGTGAGGCAACTTTTAGCAATGCTGCTTACACATCAACCAGTTATATTCCAAAATATAACTTTTTCAAAAATAGAGGCATTAAAACAATTATCAATATTCCAAAGGATAGTAAAATATACTTTACAGATAATGACGCCGAGTCCGAAATTATCATACCAAGAAATGCAAAATATGATATAATTAGTATGAAAGAAAACAAAGGTGGCATTGTCTTAGAAATGAATTTAAGAGAGGAGTGATATTATGGAATTGTCAGAGGCTCTAAACTTTGTTGACTCTTTAAATCTGAATGAAAAACCTTTAGATTTTTCAGAGTTTACTGATGAACAATTACTGAGTATAAGTATTACACTTGATTTACTTTCATTAGATGAGGCTAAAGCATTTGAATTAGAATTAAATAAGCGACAGCTTACAGAGAGATATTTTTCTATGAGAAAACCTAAAACCAGCGCTTAGGACAATCTAGGCGCTTTTTTCATGCAATAAATTGTTATAAACCACTATAAACCTATGGAAGTCCATCAGGTTTTTTATTTTGCCCTGGAGCATGGCGTAAAACTGTCTTAATTTGTCCATGTGACGTAAAAAAGGAGGAGTTAAGACATGAGTCTTAAACGTGAAATGTTAGTTGAGGCAGGTATCGAGGATAAGTCAGTGATTGACAATATCATGCAAGCGTACGGTGCAGGTATTGAAAACGCAAAATCACAGGCTAAGTCTGAACTGCAAGCCGAAAACGACACATTAAAACAACAGCTTGAGCAACAGACCCAAGCTATCAATAATCTACAGGCCAAAGAGGGAGCAAGTGCTGAAAGCAAACAACAGCTTGAAGACCTAAAAGCCCAATTTGAGCAGTATAAGCTAGATAGTGAGGCAAACCTTGCTCATATCACTAAAACAAACGCTGTAGCCCTTGCTTTGAAAGATGTAGGAGCTTACAACTCAGAGGACTTGATGAAATTCATTGACCTAGAAAAAATCGAGCTAGGGGAAGATGGAAAACCTCAATTAGAGGACACAATCAACTCACTCAAAGAGTCAAGCCCTTACCTATTCCAAGCTGAGGACAAGCAGCCTAACCCTAATATCTCTGTGCACGGAAATCCACCAGCAGAAACTGGATACGATCATCTAAGCGCAGAGGACAAAGCCTTATTTGCAGGCTTTGATAGCGTATAAAACCAAAAATAAAGAAAAGAGGAATATTACACATGGTAGTAAATTACGCAGCTAAATTCGCTGAAAAAGTAGATGAGCGCTTTGCTAAAGAGGCCCTATCTACTGGTATTGTTAATCAAGATTTTGATTTTCTTGGAGTTGACACAGTCAAGGTCTACTCTATCCCAACATCAGGAATGAATGACTACAAGACAAATGGGCAAAACCGTTACGGTGACGCTGAGGAACTTGGAAATACAGTTCAAACTATGACAATGAAGAAAGACCGCTCTTTCACATTCACGATTGACAAGAAATCTGAGCAGGACACAAATGGTGTCATGGAGGCTGGAAAAGCCCTTGCACGTCAGTTGTCAGAAGTTGTTATCCCTGAAGTTGATACTTACCGTTTTGCAACAATCGTAGCTGGTGCAGCGCCTGAACATATTGCAACAGCAGCTGTGACTAAAGAGAATGCTTATGAGGCTGTCCTTGATGGTCAGGTTAAGCTCACTGACGCTCTTGTCCCAACAGCTGGCCGTGTCTTGCATGTGTCACCTAAGTTTTACAAACTCATCAAACTTGACCCAACATTTGTGAAAAATTCTGACCTTGGTCAAGAAATCACTATCAAAGGTCAAGTAGGTATGATTGACGGCTTGCCAGTAGTTTTGACACCTACATCACGCTTGCCACAAAAAGTAGAGTTTATTATCGCTCACCCTGTGGCTACTCCATCCCCTATTAAGTTAGAAGACTATAAGATCCACGACAACCCACCAGGAATTAACGGCAAGCTCGTTGAGGGCCGTATCCGTTACGACGCTTTCGTTCTTGACAACAAGAAAAAAGCTATCTACGTTCACAAATCAGCATAAGGAGGCTAGCTAATGGCTAAGAAAAAAGAAGAAACCACAGAGGAACTTGTGGAAAAACAAGAAGTAACAGAGGAAGTTGCCAAAAAATCTGTTACTTTGACAAAAGATGGGGTTTCTTTTACCCTGTCTGACCCGATCATGATTTCAGCTTTTGAAAATCAAGGATACGAAGTGGAGGAATAAAGTAAATGGCTAAATTTAAAGCGACATCAAACGTTGTCTTTATCGTCGACGACAAAGAGCAAAGCTATGACAAAGATGTAGAGTATGACATGGATGTCAAGACAGCTGAGGCGCTCAACGCCAAAGGTGAAATTACACACCCTGAGCTCAGCCCGTTCTTTGAACGTACTGACAAGGAAGAAAAAGCAGCAAAGGCGGATAAATAACACCGCCTTTTTTAATTGGAGGTGGTTACTATCGCTTATTTAACACAAGATGAATTTAAGGGTTTTGGTTTTGATGAAGTCGATGACTTTGAAAATATTCTAATGAGGGCAGAGATTGCTATAAACCTCTTTCTTAACAATTTCTACAGCTTTGTAGATTTTGAAAAAGAGATTGGGCACAGAAAGCAAGCTGTCAAGCTGGCTACGGCTTTCCAGGTAGCATATTTGGACGCTAGTGGGATCACTACGGCTGATGATAAGCAATCAGTCTCTACTGTGATTTTAGGGCGTACTCATATCACTTACAAGAATAGCTCTAGTCAGTCTTTAGAGAGTGCTAGGTATAACTTATCACTTGACGCCTTGAATACTCTAAAATCGGCAGGATTTGGCTACAGAGGGGTAGGTTATGACAGACATTGATAAACGGTTATTGATTGATACTGTAACAATTCAGAAAACCACAGGAGAAAAAGACGGATGGGGTAAAGAAGTATTTGAGAGCCCAGTGACCCTTAAAACTGTTAGGTTTGACAGACAGTATCGAGTACAAGGTACGAAGAACAACCGCAAAGAGTCCAAGCCTAGCACGTTGTTTGTGTATCCTAAATACTGCCCAATCGTCTTAGACAAGACCTTTGAAAATGCCATTATCAAAGACGGAGAACGTGAGTACAGAGTGACCTCTGTGGTTCCTGTCAGTTATCCACACAAACAAAAAGTATTTTGTTACGAAGTGGAGTGTATCTGATGGGAACAGGCGTATCTGTCAAGGTTGATTTAAAGGGCATTGAGAAAAAGGTATCCCCAACAGCGTTAGCAAAAGGGAAGTTAGCAATATCTAGCCAAATGATGACTGACATGAGGCCTTTTATTCCTCGTGATAGTGGTGAGCTTAGTGGAAGTGGGCAGGCGACGAGAAATGGAGTGAAATACCCTGGACCTTATGCCAGAGCTCAATTTTACGGCTCAAGCTATAACAAGGTTAGGACGTTTGTCTTTAAGAAGTACACGACTCCTGGAACAGGCAAGCGGTGGGACTTGAAAGCATCAGCGTTATATCTTGATGATTGGAAGAAGACAGGTCTAAGAGCAATGGGAGTAAAAACATGAATAACAACGATTTTTCAGAAGTCCTCAGAGATTTCATCAACACACTAAACCTCTCTCTGACTTGTAAGCTTGATTACTTATCAGAGGGGGAGGATTTAGTCCTTTACCCTTTGCCTGGTGGGAAGATTTTAAAAGAGTACATGAACGGCAAGCAGGACATCAGCCTTGTCTTTGAGGTGGCAATCAAAACGACTGATCACCAGAAGACAAGCTCTATCCTGTGGGCCATCAATTATGCTCTTGCTGATTTTAATCTGGATCTACCTAGCAAAAACAATTCATATCAATTCAGAGGCCTTGAAGTATCACAGCCATTCCTAAATGACCGTGATGAGCAAGGCTTTTATATTTACATGTTAGATGTAACGGCAAAATTAGAAACAAATGGAGGGAACTAAATGCCAAAAATGAAAAACGCCAAGCGCAAACACTTTCTTGCGCCATGGTTACCAACAGCACCAGCTACTGAGCCAAGTAATGACGCCTGGAAATGGCTTGCGGACGGAGTAACAACCGCTGAGGCCGAAAACGACGAGGAGACAGATGACATTGCATACTACAACGGTGATGGCACTAAGAAAACAGTAGTAACATCTGTCAAAAACGGATACAGCTTTGAGGGTGACTACATCAAAGAGGACGCAGCTCAGGCTATTGTCGCAGGTATGCGCTTTAAAACTGGAGATGACCGTAATGTCTGGCTTAAAGTAGTAGAGTCTGATGGTAAAACTCAATATGTCGGAGTAGCTACAGTCTCAGGTATCAAAATCGGAGGCGGAGAGGCCTCTGAGTATGAGGGCTTTGAGGCAACTATCAGCTGGAATGCAGCACCTAAACAGTCTGCCGTAGTCGGTTAATGATTTGATCTAGGGGAGTGAACAGGCTCCCCTTTTTATTTTTGACTTAAAAATTAGTAGGAGAAAAAACAAATGGTAGTAATTAAAAAACGTGATAATGTCATCCCTGTTGACTTTGGAGAGTTCAAACTTGAATTTGTAGCCAATGACAAAAACATCCACAAAATGGAGTCTGTAGGCAAGAGGCTCAAAAAAGATGGTGAAAAACTAGCCAACACAGAAGACAGTGAAGCTTTTGAAACGTTGCAAGACTTGGTAAAAGGGTCATGGACAGAGCTGTTTGACAAAGAGGCTTATAACAAGGTCTATGATTTCTCTAACGGTTCAACAGTCGATACTATGGCTTACTTGCTTGAGGCTATCACAGGGGTCATTGCAGAATGGGAGAAACGTAACAATACAGACGCTCTCAAAAAATATCTAGGTGACTGACATGCTGGACCTATCAAGGAAATTGACAGATGAGTTAGTCCTTGGTGATGATGTGTATCCAATGAATATCGCTTTTAACAAGGTTTTGAAAATGGTGGAGCTGATCAATGATGATGACATTGACGAGCTTTACAAGCCTTTCCTGGCTATTCAAATCTTGACTGGTGTAGATTTTACTCAGGCTTTGACGCCTAAACAAGCTACAGCAATCTTTAAGATGATTTTTGAGGAGCATATCAGAATTATTCCAGCTAAAGACACAGCACCAGTACTAGACCTAGCAGGTAATCCAATCAAAAGCAAGATACGCTCCAGAAGTCAATCTGAGGGAGGAGATCGTCTTTTTAGCTTGAAGTACGACGCTGAGTATATTTACTCATCATTTCTCCAGGCTTACGGAATTGACCTCATAGACGCTCAGAACAGCCTACACTGGAAGAAGTTCAACGCTTTACTCAATGGCCTGCCTAGTGATACTAAATTTGCTGAGGTGCTGAAAATACGCTCTTACAAGCCCCAAAAGGGGGACAGTAAGCAGTACAAGGAGAACATGAAGAAACTCAAAAAAGAGTATGCTCTACCTGATGAATTTGACTACTAATTTTAGAAAGGAGGTACACAATGGCAGATGGTTCAGTTACTATCAAGGTTGACATGGACGGCTCCAATGCTCAGGCTGGAGTGAATAAGCTCAAGTCTCTTTTTGGAGGCCTTGAAAGTGCAGGGCAAAAAGTAGGCTCAGTATTCAAGTCAGTCCTAGGAGCTAATTTGATTGGCTCAGCCCTTACCGCAGGGATTGGGACTATTACTAGTGGTATCCGTGAAATGGCCTCTGAGCTCAACAGTTCGCAGAAAGCCTGGAAAACTTTCGAGGGAAACCTCCAAGCATTTGGACGATCAGCTGAGGAAATCAAGGCAGCTAAGACCGAAATGCAGGACTTTGCAACAAAAACCATCTACTCAGCCTCTGATATGGCTAGTACTTACTCACAGCTTGACGCTGTAGGTACAAAAAATGTAGGTAGTCTAGTTAAGGCCTTTGGTGGACTTGCAGCCTCTGCTGAAAACCCAGCTCAAGCCATGAAATCACTGTCAACTCAGGCAACACAGATGGCAAGTAAGCCTAAAATCGCCTGGATGGACTTTAAGATCATGATGGAGCAAGCTCCTGCTGGTATGGCTGCAGTCGCAAAAGAGATGGGAATGTCTACGGCTGACCTTGTAAAAGCTGTCCAGGATGGGAAAGTTAAAACTGAGGATTTCTTTGACGCTCTCAACCGAGCAGGGAACTCAGACGCTTTCCAAAAGATGGCTACAGAGTTTAAAACAGTAGACCAAGCCATCGATGGAGCAAAAGAAAGCCTCTCTAATAAACTCATGCCAGCCTTTGAAAAACTTAATAAGTTTGGTATCAAGGCAGTAAATGCAATTTCAGACGCTTTGGACAAAATCAATTTTGATAGTTTGGCAGACAAATTAGGAGGATTTTTAGAAAGTATCAACATTGATGGCATTATTTCAAATGTCAGCACATCAATCTCTAATTTTGTTGGTAAAATTAAAACTTTCTGGCAAGCATTCTCAAACACTGGGGCAGTTAGTGCTTTTACTAGCGCCATTAAGAGTGTTGCTGGGGCTCTAAAAAATGTCTGGGATAGTTTAACTACATCAGAGGTCTTGTCAACTCTAGGAAGTGTATTAGGCAATATTGTCAAATGGCTTTCACAGGCTGCTACAGTAGCTGGTAACTTTATCAGCTCATTGCCTACTGGGGTCATTCAAGCAATCACTGTAGGTTTACTTGGTTTAGTTGCAGGTTTTAAAACCTTTAATTTCTTAAAATCTTTCAATCCATTTAGCTTATTTAAGAAAAATGCGATGACTGGAGTCAGTGGGGTTACCTCAGCTGTCAGATCAACTAGTGCAAGCGTGGTCTCAATTATCCGCAGTCTTGGACAAAGTGTAGCCATTATAGCTAAAGGAATTGGCGAGGGCGTAGGAGCTGCTTTTCGTGGAATTGCTAAAGGTTTGTCAATGGTAAATCCTTTAACTATCGCAGCATTAGCTGTACCTATTTTGGCTCTTGGAGCAGCATTAGCTTTGATGGGAACTCAAGGCCAAGGTCTAGCGACTATTTTGCAAGCTATCGGTGATGTGGTGGTCAGTGTAGGTACAGCCATAGGTACTATCCTAAACATGGCTCTACAAAGTTTAGCTCAAGCCCTTGTAATTATAGCCCCTGTACTTCCTACAATCGCCTCAGCTTTTGCTCAACTATCGCCTTTGATTACTGCTGCAGGCGTTGCAATTAGCATGATAATTAGTTCTATGAGCGGGCTAGCTCCAGTGATTACAGCGTTAGGATCAGCTATAAGCGGAATCGTGACCGCTATTAGTTCAGGCGTTGCTGAAATCGCTACAGCCGTCACTCCTATTGTAGAAATAATTTCAAACGCTTTCGTCCAAGTTGTAACAGTTGTGTCTGGAGCGATTGTACAAATCGTTGAGGCTTTAGCCCCATTCATGCCAGCTGTTTCTGAAATGGTTCAGGCATTAGCTCCTGTACTACAGTCTTTAGTTGAAGCGTTTAATAATCTGATCAATCAAGTCAGCCCTATTATTGACAGCTTGACTAACTTGCTCAAAACATTTGGGGAACAAGTCAGCTCAATATTAGAGAGTGCTGGTAGTGTAGTTGAGTCTTTTGGCTCTGCTATTCGTAATGTGCTTGACGGTGTAGCTGGTATCTTTGATAGTATCGGGAATGCTGCTAAAAATGCTGGTCAAGGCGTGAAGTTGATGGCTGAAGGCATTCAAATCCTCGTAGGTCTCAATTTAGCTGACCTTGCAGGGACTTTGACGGTTGTTTCAGCAGGTCTTACTGCTATTGCTAACTCTGGTATCGCTACGGCTGGTCCTGGATTGCAACAAGCAGGAACTGGATTGATGTTGATAGCTACATCTGCTCAACTTGCAAGTGTAGCTATGCAGTCACTACCTACGGTTTTGACATCTTTGAGCACTAGCCTTAGTACACTACCTGAGACAATGACAATGGCAAGTACAGCCATGAGCACCTTTGCTACATCAGTCATGAGCTCATTTGCGAGCCTTGGGGGCTCTGTGGCAAGCGTAACGGCTCTACAAGTAGGGTTGATGTCTCTAGCTAATGCAATGATGATGGCTCAAAGTGGGGCCTCTATGATGGCCTCTACATTGTCGATGATTAACTCATCAGCGACATCAGCCTCATCAGCTATGTCTCAACTCGCCTCAAGTATCAGCTCAGCAATGACTCAGGCTCTATCATCTGTGCAAGCAAGCATGCAACAGATGGTCTCTGTGGTCATGCAATCAGCAACTCAGATGACACAAGCTGGCCAACAGGCAGGGCGTGGGGTTTCTAACGGAGTTACTAACGGTATTCGTTCAGGGATTGGATCGGCAACGGCTGCAATGTCAGCTATGTTAAGCTCAATCCGCTCTACAGCTATGTCAGGGGTAAGCTCTATGCGATACGCAGGGAGCATGATCGGCCAAGGTTTGGCGCAAGGTATGTACTCAGCACTTGGGGCTGTTACTGCAGCAGCTAATGCGCTTGTCGCCCAAGCTGAGAGAGCAGCGCAAGCTAAGGCTAAGATCCATAGTCCGTCACGACTATTTAGAGACAATGTAGGTAGATACATTGCTCAAGGTATTGCCGTAGGTATTGAACAGAATAGCTCTGATGTGGTTGATAGTCTGGCATACGTTCAGAAAGAGATGTCAGCGTTCAAATTTGGCGCTGAGGACTTGCTAGGTTTAGGGAAACATACTGTATCTAGTCAGTTTAGACTCAAATCACTCACAGAACGAGCAGAAACAAGCCAAATCGAGGTTATTCGTGACCAGGCTGACAAAGTCCTAACTAGAGCTCTTGAAGTGGCTGAGGAGGCTGTCAAGCGCCCTGTGAACATGGTACTAGATGACGGCACTCTGGTTGCTAAAATCGGAGACCCAATGACTAACTATCAAAACGATAAGTTAATGATTGATAACATGATGAGAGGTATTATCTAATGAATAATGACACAATCACAATCAATGGATTTGACCTCTCTGAGGTTATTGACATTATAGACATCATCCGTCCAGTAGGAAATGAGCGCCACGTTGTCACAAATGACGCTCCACTTGTCGGAGTTAATCTCCAAGAAGTGCGAACAGGCGCCAAAACCATCAAAGTCAAGTTTGCTATGCAATATGGCAACGGCATGACACTTGAAACAGCTAAGCACAAATTAGCTGGCATTTTTAACACATCAGAGGCTGTCAAGATTGTCATTTCAGACGAGCCTGACAAGTATTACATGGGTCTAGTATCTGGTTCTGTGGATATAGAAAACATTACTAGATGGTTCCAAAAGGGCAGTTTTGACCTGATTATCCCTGACGGAGTAGCTCACGGATCAACCTATAAGCGCTTTGATAACGGACAAGAGCAACCTGACAAGGTTGTTTTTAATTTAGTCAATAATGGTAACGTCCCAGCTTTTCCTGTCGTTACGGTTAAGAATAACGCCGAGAATGGCTATATCGGTCTAGTCAATGCTAGCGGAGCTCTTGAGGTTGGTGACCGTGAAGAGGCTGATATAGGAGTAGTTAAGCGTTCAGAGGTATTGATTGATTTTAGAGAAGATAGAATTTCAAACGGTTTTGCAAGAGCTACTAAAAATAAGGCTGTGACTAACGATAATGGCGAGAATGTGGTAGGGGTGTCTGAGCTAACGACATTGTGGAATAAGAAACACATTAGACTCAAAGACCAAACCACGCCTGGCAAATATGGGAACTATGCTACACCTCTATCATGGGACATCCCAATAGATAGCGCTGGAGCTGTTGGCTCGCTTGATGACTACATCACAGGTAAACAGATATTTGTATCTAATGCAGCTAATCAATATGGATTTATCAAGATTACAGTATCAGACACAAATGGTCAGTTTTTGTATGGTTTTGAAACATTCAAACGAACACAAGGACAGGATTGTGAGTTTAATGTGTTTGGTTCTGATGGAAAGGGGAGCTATTACTTTCTTAAGTGCTGGAATTTCACAGGCACCTCTGACAGTGCTTTAAATCCATTTTCATCAACCAAAGGGCAGTTTGAACTCAAGCGTAATGACGACAGACTCCAGGTTTACTACAAAGGCTCTCATTACAGCTTTATCATTCCTGAAATTAAAGGCCGAAAGTCAGCTAAAATCCACGTCATGCTTGGAGCGTATCATGACAAGCCTATCCTGGCTCACATGTATCTTGATGAACTCTTATACCGTAAGGATTTTGTCCCAACAATAGGAGATGTGCCTAACCGTTATCCAATCGGTTCAAATGTCGTGCTAAACAGCGAGAATGACACTGTCACTGTGGACGGTCTTGAGAAGATTGTGGATGTAGTGGATGGCTCAAGTTTCTTGACTATTCCACCTGGAAACAGTCAGCTTGAGGTCTATTGCTCAAGTTGGGTCAAGACCAAACCCACTGTCAAAGTAGAATTTAAAGAAAGGTATCTATAACAATGTTATTGACAATACATGACTCAAATTTGAGAAAAGTGGCTTTTATCGACAATGACAAACAGGATACATTGAACTATTTCAATGACACCTGGGCAAGATACCTGGAAACTGGTTCTAGTACCTTTGATTTTACAGTCTTTAAAAAGGCCATTATCTCAGATGTAGGTAAAAAGAGGGCTTATAACTCTCTCAATGAGAAAGCCTTTGTTTCATTCAGATACAAGGGCAGAACTTACCTGCATACAATACGAAAAATTGAGGAAAATGAGAAAGTTATCAAGTGTTATAGTATCAACCTAAACCTTGAGCTGATCAATGAGTACTCTATCCCTTACAAATCGCCTAAGGCTATGAGCTTTAAGGAATTTTGTGAGGAGATGGACTTGCTCAACTATACTTTCTTAAAAATCGGTATCAATGAGGTCGCTAATAAGAAAATCTCTGCTGAGTGGGAGGGGACAGACACCAAACTCAACAGACTACTTAGTCTGGCTAAGAAATTTGGCGCAGAAATTGAGTTTGACACACGTCTCAACGCTGACAGCTCTATCAAGTCATTTACAGTCAATGTCTATCATGAGCACGACGATAGCCACCAGGGAGTAGGTCAAATTAGCCCAAAAATCTTGAAGTATGGGAAAAACCTCAAGACGATCACTAGGACGATTGACAAAACTGGGATCTATAACACGGTTGTCCCAACAGGTAAGGATGATAAAGGAAACGTAGTTGATATTAGAGGCCTTGGAGCTTGGTCTGTCAATAATGCAAAGGGAGAACGTGAGTTTTACCAGTCAGGGGCTGCTTTGTATGCACCCCTCTCTATGCAGATGTATCCGTCTACGTTCACACACTCAACAGGTGACCGTGACCAGTGGACGAGAAAGGACATGACTGTAGAGAGTTCAAATCCTGAGGTCATCCGTTCGACGGCTTACCGTGAGCTCAAAAAGAACTGTTACCCAGCAGTTACTTACGAGGCTGAGGGTTTTGCGGATCTTGAAATAGGAGACACGGTAAAAATCTATGATGACGGCTTTAACCCTACTCTCTTGCTTGAGATGAGAGTATCTGAGCAAGTCATCAGCTTTACCAATCCGAAGAATAACAAGACCACTTTCTCAAATGCCAAAGCGCTTGAAAATCGTCTATCTCAAGGCATTCAGCAACAGCTAGACAGGATGATAGAAGACGCTAAGCCTTATACTATCAAGCTAGCCACTGATAACGGTATAGCCTTTAAGAACGGTCAAGGTCAGACCATTGTGACCCCTACTCTTATGCGAGGTAACAAGGTCATCAACAGCGGCTGGCGTTGGGTTGTGGATGGTGTAATCAAGGCTACAAGCTCTAGTTACATTGTGAGGGCTGCCAACATCAACCAAAAGATGGTTTTGACTGTTTCTGCATGGGTTGATAACAAAGAGGTAGCGTCCGAGCAGTTGACTCTTATCAATACGTCTGATGGCCTACAAGGTCAAAAAGGGGACACAGGACCGAAAGGTGACCCTGGACCACAGGGAGCAATAGGTCCCAAAGGAGACCGGGGAGAAAAAGGTGAAAAGGGAGACCGTGGAGAACGTGGTTTACAAGGACTCCAAGGCTTGCAAGGCGTAAAGGGTGACCAAGGTATCCCTGGACCTAAAGGGGCTGACGGTCGTACACAATACACTCACATTGCCTACGCCGATACTATCTCAGGCAGTGGATTTAGCCAAACTAACGCTGACAAGGCCTATATAGGGGTCTATGTTGATTTCAACTCAACTGACAGCATCAATCCTGCTGATTATCGCTGGAACAAGTGGAAAGGGCCAGATGGCAAGAACGGTAAGGACGGCCCTCAAGGTATTCCAGGTAAGCCTGGAGCAGATGGACGGACTCCATACTTTCACCGAGCTTGGGCTAACTCCGCTGACGGTCGTGATGGTTTCAGTACAACTGATAGCACAAATAAGCGCTATTTAGGGACGCTAACGGATTTCACTGAGGCAGACAGTCAGGATCCTGCAAGCTATAAGTGGACAGCTTTATTCGGGACAACAGAGCAATCAGGAAACATTTTACTTAATTCAAATGCTGGATGGAGAAATAAACATCAGCAAGACTTCGTCTTGGCTGAGCCCTTAAAAGCAGGTAAGCAGTACACATTAAGCGCTAGGTGGTGGAGGAGCGACAATAGCAATCTTAATTTTGGTATTCGTGAAAATCCTAGCGATAGCTGGCAGTGGATAAATTTAGCATATAGCTTTGAGCTGGACGTTTGGAGCGCTACTTTCACATCAACTAAAAATCTTAATGCTGGTGATACTGTTTCATTCTTCACTGTAGAACTTGAAGGAATTGGTAATGCTGACTGGGCAGTTTTAACAGTTGGAGCTATACCTATTACTAGTTGGCAACCTCACTGGTCAGAGACTAAAAAGGATATAGACTCTAAAGCTGATCAAGGGCTAACTCAAAAACAACTCAACGCTCTAAATGAGAAAGCTGGAATTATCCAGGCTGAGCTTGAGGCTAAAGCTAGCGCTGACACACTTGATAATTGGATAAAGGCTTACAAGGACTTTGTCAAGTCTAACGAGACCGCAAGAGCACAAGCTGAGAAAGATTTGATTTCAGCTAGTCAGCGTGTCTCTAATATTGCTAAGGATCTTGGAGAGCTATCTGATAGATGGAATTTCATTGATACCTATATGAGTTCCTCAAATGAGGGTCTAGTCATCGGTAAGAATGACGGGAGCTCTAGCATGATGTTTAACCCTAACGGACGAATTTCAATGTTTAGCGCTGGTGTAGAGGTTATGTATATTTCTCAAGGTGTTATACACATTGAGAACGGGATCTTCTCTAAGACTATCCAAATAGGCAGATTTAGAGAAGAGCAGTATCATATTAACCCTGACATGAATGTCATCCGTTATGTCGGTTAGAAAGGAGTAAAATGGCAAAGTTTAGTAATTCAAGTGGGAGCTTGTATCTCAATGTTTATGTAGAGCAGGGTTCTCAGAGTATCACGGATAACACCTCAACTGTCAACTGGCGGATGACAGTTAGCCGTACAGGCGCCTATTACACCCGTAACCAACAAGGAGACAGTACGCTGTCTCTTAATCTGGATGGCCGTAACGTCCATTACAGCTACCCGACGTGGGAGACATCAGGCGAGGAGTACACGCTTGCTAGTGGCTCAAGTACAATCAGCCACAATGCAGATGGAACTAAGACACTCCCTATCTCTTGTACGTTTAATCCAAACAACGGCCTGCATGGGACTATTACAGTATCAGCTAGTCTCAGCCTGACAACTATCCCACGCTCTAGCTCTGTAAGCGTGAGCCCTGGAGTTATTGGTAGTTCAGTTACTATCAATATTAACCGTCAAAGCTCAAGTTTCAAGCATACAGTGCGCTATTCATGGGCAGGTAAGTCAGGGACGATTGCAACGAATGTAGACACATCCACCAGCTGGACGATCCCTATTGACTTTGCAAGTGACATCCCAAACTCTGCTAGTGGTACAGGGACTATATATGTAGATACCTATTCAGGCTCTACTAAGACAGGAACACAGTCAACAACCTTGACGGCTAGCGTACCAGCAAATGTCAAACCCACTTTTACAGGGGTCTCATTGTCAGACTTGAATGGTGCAGCTCAAAATCTCATCCCAAACGGCAACACGTTCATTCAGGTAATCTCTAACATCAAAGTAGCGTTTAATGGTGCGGTCGGCTCTTACGGCTCATCCATCACTGGATACTATGCCGAAATCGTCGGCAAAAACCAGTCCACAAGCTCAAACGGTGGAAGTCTTGGCATTATGAATTATCACGGCACAATCAAAATCAGAGCTAGTGTATCTGATAGCCGTGGTAGATGGTCAGACACTAGAGAGGTATCTGTCACAGTGCTTGAGTATTTTGCTCCAGCATTGAGCTTTAGCATTGCTAGAACGGGTTCAACCTCTAGCACCCTAACAGTCACACGAAATGCCAAGATAGCGCCTTTGGCTGTCTCAGGTAGTCAAAAAAATACAATGACTCTGACATTCAAGGTTGCAAGGCTTGGGACTACTAACTTTCAAGTAGACACAGGACCAGCTACTGGATCCTGGACGAGTATCTCAAACCTAGTCAATTCTCAGGCTAATCTTGCAGGCAATTATCTAGCTAATCAGTCGTGGGTTGTAATCGGAACGCTTGAGGACAAATTTACACGGTCTGATTTCATGATCAACGTGGCAACGGAGAGCGTAGTCTTATCTTATGATAGATCAGGCGTGGGAGTAAACAAAATCCGTGAACGTGGAGCCTTGGATGTGAAAGGTGACATATATGTAGATGACAAACCTATTCAGCAGTATCGACTGACTGATAATAACGGGGGCCTAAGTAGAGGTAGTGCTCAATGGAACGACGTTTGGAATAAGCAAGGAACTGAGTTCGGTTGGAGAAGTGATAAATATGACGACAACCCTACTGGCAACGATTGGGGTCTGTATCAAAATTTTTGGCTTGATAGCTGGAAAGGCGTCCAATTTTTCACAGGGGTAACATCAAATAGGTTTTTCTTTAGGACTTACAACAATAACAGTAGATGGAGCCCATCTCAATGGAAAGAGATCGCTACTAAAGATGACATCCAAAAATATACTCAAGACTCTACTTGGCAAGTCCTACCTTTGCAAAACGGCTGGGTACATCATCCTGATTATGACAAAGTTCAGTACTCAAAAACATTTGATGGAGTGGTTTACATCAGAGGCACGGCTTACAAAGGCAGAACAACAAAAGAGACAGTTATTGGTGTCTTACCTGTCGGCTTTAGACCTAAACAAACTATGTTTGTATCAGCTCTAAATAATAGCTATGGCACGGCTGTTTTAGGTCTCTATTCGAGCGGTAACATAGTCGTCAAGGGAAACGTTGACGCTACTTGGCTTAACTTTGATAATGTATCTTTCAAAATTTAAAGGAGGTTCTATGAAATTAAATTACGGGACGAAGTCCCAAGAATACGACGCCAGCGGAACAGCGTCCACCACCAAAGTCACGCTGGTTAACTCAGACGGTGCTTATGTACCTGTCTTATTGCCAGCTGATAAAATCAGCTTATCTAATACAGAATTGCTTGACCTTGCACTTGATGTTATCTATCAAGAAAACTTTCCACAGCGTGCTGAAAACGAGAAATTCAGCAAAGTAACTCAAGAGCTGCAAAAGAACAAAGAGGCAACGGATAAAGCTGAGCAAGCGGCAACCGAAAACAAGGAAAATCTTGACACGGTATCAGCTATCACTGAGGTCTTGATTGCCTTGGCAGTATCTCAAAATGGAGGTATGCCTACCCACGCTTATGGAAAGGTAGCAGCATTCATCAAGCCACTTGTAAAGAGTACACGCTATTCAAACGGAGACATCATCTCAGGTGCTTATCCATTTGATACCAATCCGAAATGGCCAAAGGGAACACAAACTATTTTCAGGTTTCAGATGCAACAGTCTGAAGGATATACTTGGAAAGAGCAACCTATTGCTGAAATGCTACAGCAAGGTGTCTTGACCGTTGTCATGCCACGGATTGATTAGATAGGGGGAGGTTATGACATGGGTTGATATATTTGAAAAAATAATAAATGCCTTGACAAACCCTACAACGATTGGGGCAGTTGTCGCTGGTTGGTTTGGGGTTCGGACAATAAAGGCTGGAAATCTGAATAAAGAACAGTTTCATGAGCTCAAAGACGAGCTAGGCACTATCCAATCATCAGTAAACGACATCCGAGTAGTCGGAGAGGATAATAACAGAAAAATAAGCGAGGTCAACGATAAGCTAGTAGTACATGATGAGGCTCATCTAGTCACAATGTATCTGAGATTAGAGAGAGACATGACTACGGCTATCAATCGTGGATATACAACAGTCCACGAGTCTGATATCATTCACAAAATGCACAAAAACTATAAGAAATTAGGCGGCAATGGGTACATTGATAGCCTGTATAACAAATACAACATTTTAGAAGTGAGGAATTAAAAAATGAAAATTAACTGGAAATTACGCTTTAAGAACAAGGCGACTCTTGCCGCTATCGTTGCTACAGCAATCTTGCTAGCGCAACAACTAGGCTTTAAATTGCCTGATAACATCAATGATGTGGCTAATACAGCTCTTACATTGCTTGTATTGATCGGGGTCGTTTCTGACCCTACTACCTCAGGATTGTCTGACAGTGCACAAGCTCTGGACTATGATCAGCCAAAGAAAGGATAAGATATGTCAAGTAAAGCAGAAGTATTACAATTTGCTCACAACCTAGCAAATAGCGGAATGGGCGTAGACAACGACGGTGCGTATGGTACACAGTGCGCAGACCTGCCATGTTACATCATGCGCCAATTTTTCGACGTCCGCCTTTATGGGAATGCCTATGACTTGCTAGCCTCAGCTGAAAGCCAAGGAGTAGATGTCCGTTATGATGTCGCTTATCCTGAGGCTGGTTGGATCTTTGTCAAGAATTTTGTAGCTGGAGACGGTGTCAACTACGGCCATACAGGTCTTACTGTTGAAGATAGTGACGGCTTGACTGTCAAGACCATTGAGCAAAACATTGACGGAAACTGGGACTTTTTGGAAGTCGGTGGGCCTGCTCGTTATCATGAGCGAACGGTTGGGGAAATCGTTGGTTATATCGTGCCTCCTTACGGGGACGGCACAGATGACGTCTCAGAAATTGAGACAGGGCCAACAACTGACGAGATTGTCCTTGAGAAAGAAGACGGTACATTTACAGTCGGTGAGGCTCATATCAATGTACGACGTTCTCCAAACCTAACAAGTGATATCGTGGCAGTTTATGAACCAGGAGAAACTGTTCAATACGACTCTAAAGGCTCAGCTAATGGCTACCGTTGGATCAGTTTTGTAGGTGCCTCTGGCAGCCGAAACTATATGGCTATCGGACAAACCGACGAGTCAGGAAACCGTATCACTTTATGGGGTACTGTAGACTAAATTTACTAGAAAGCAATAGATTACACTAAAACCGCAGGCATTTGCTTGCGGTTTTTTTGTTTGTCTGAAAGTAGTTTCAGAATTAAAAAAATAATGATTTTTTCACGAATAGATAAGTAAGGAGGAATAAAAATGAAGTTTTTAAATATTGAACTAGCAAATGTAGAGCAGACAGATCTAGGTTTTGAGCATTGGGTAGATGTAACTTACCAAGTGCCAATTTTGAAAAATAAGTACACGGTCAAGTTGTTGCTTTTGATGGAATGCAAGATAGAGGACCAGGAAGTCATTGAGTATCTGGTATCGACTTGGAAGTATCGCGATCTCGTGTTGCATTCACTGCAGATGTATGAGATGGAAAAAATAAATAATTTTAGTATCCTTGATTGAAATG